GAAATAACTAACACACAAAGATCCGCTTCTATTATTAGAGTTGCTGATGCAGGAACTACAACAGTATCTTTAGCAAATTTAGCATTTGATGCTAATGAAGTTGTTTCTTCTGCAAACATTAGAAGATTAACTTGGTCAACCAATGGAAATATTCAAATTATTAGAAACTCTGTTCCAGTGTTAATGCTACACAATTCTGGTACAATGATGCTTGATGAATTGAATCATTCAGTAGCAAACAATAATGGATCATCAATTGTTATAACGATTAACACTGGTGGTTCTATGGTTATGGAAGTTACCAAAACAGCAACATATGCTAATACACTAGTGGGAATGTAATGAAACTAATCAGAGAGACCGTAGAGAATGTAAAATATCTTACCGAAGCTTCAGAAAACGGTAAAAAGAATTTGTTCATTGAAGGTACATTCTTAGTTGGTGACAAGATTAACAAGAATAATCGTATGTATGAAATGAAAACTTTGAGAAATGAAGTTTCGAGATACAATGAAGAATATATTAAGACCAATCGAGCACTCGGTGAACTTGGTCACCCAGACACTCCATCTATTAATTTAGAAAGAGTGTCCCATAAAATTGTTTCTCTTGTAGAAGACGGTAATACTTTCTACGGAAAAGCATTAATTCTTGAAACACCATACGGTCAAATTGTTAAGAACTTTATTGATAATGAAGTAAGCATCGGAGTATCTTCTAGAGCTCTTGGTTCTGTTGTTACCACTAAAGAAGGTTACAACCTTGTACAAGATGATTTGAGGCTTGCAACAGCGGCAGACATTGTGGCGGATCCTTCTGCTCCAGGTGCTTTTGTCAATGGCATCATGGAAAATAAAGAATGGATGTTTGTTGAAGGACACTTCGTTGAAGCCGACTTTGACAACGCAAAAAGACAAATACAGAAAGCATCTTCTAAACAAATAGAAGAAGTTGCTTTCAAATTGTTTGAAAATTACCTCAGAAAACTTTAATTTTATAAATAAGAAATCATAAGGAGATTCCTAATGGCAACAAATAAACTAATGGAAGCCGCAGCCGACATTCTTGCAGGAAGCAAGAAATCTGCATCTGGTGAACCAATGTATAAAGCCGATGCCGAAGTCGTAGATTTAGGTGGACCAACTAATCAGAATTCCAAACCAATGGATGATTCTGCAAAGATTGACGCCGCAAAAGCAATCAAAGGCAAGGCAGTCGCACCAACAACAAAACCGTCTGCTGCTTCCGCTAAGATGGAAGAAACAGAAGATGAAGATGATGTTATTGCTGAAATGCACGGTGATGAAGCCGAAGACAAAGCAATGATGAAGAAAATGAAAATGAAAGAAAAGATGAAAGAGGATGTTAACGCTCTCTTTGCTGACGATTCTACCATTTCAGAAGAATTCAAATCTAAAGTCTCTACAATTTTTGAAGCTCGTGTTGCTGACCGTGTATCACAAATTGAAGAAGAAACAGAAGAAAAATATGCTGGCATGCTTGAAGAAGCAGTTGAGTCTATTCGCGCTGACCTTACCGAAAAAGTAGATGACTACCTTTCATATGTTGTTGAACAATGGATGAAAGATAATGAAATCGCTATCGAATCTGGTCTCCGCTCAGAGTTGACAGAAGACTTTATTGCTGGTATGCGTAATCTATTTGCAGAACACTATATTGATGTTCCTGCAGAAAAAATCGACCTCGTTGACGAACTTGCTGGTAAAGTTGAAGAACTTGAAAGCAAACTCAATGAAGAAATCGAGCGTGCCGTTGACCTAAAGAAATCATTGGTTGAGTCACGCAAAGTAGAAATGACCCGTGAAGTATGTGACGGTCTTACCGATACTCAAGTTGAAAAAATCAAATCACTCGCAGAGAGTGTAGAATTCTCCACAGAGGACGAATACGCACAAAAACTTGAAACAATCCGTGAGAACTATTTTCCTTCTAGCGCTAAGAAAGCAACAGAAGCACAACTACACGAAGAGTTTGTAGAAGAAGAGGCAAAGAAGTTCATTAATGATCCCTTCGTTGCTGCAGTATCTCAAGCTATTTCTAAAACAAAAAATTAATTAGTAAACCTCAAGGAGATAACAAATGTATTTGTCCGAAAATCTACAGAAAAAGTGGGAAGGTGTTCTGGATCATCCAGACCTAGCCCCAATCAAAGACCCATATCGTAAAGCTGTCACAGCAGTTATTCTTGAGAATCAAGCTCAAGAAATGATGAAAGCAAGCGGTGGTTATTTGAACGAAGCAGTTCCAACCAACGCAGCGTCTGCTGGTTTGGGTTCAAGTGGTGCAACAGGCTTCTCGAATGGTGCTACTGCATCAGGTCCAGTTGCCGGTTTTGATCCAATTCTAATCAGTTTGGTTCGCCGTTCACTGCCTAACCTTATTGCTTATGATGTTTGCGGCGTGCAACCAATGACAGGTCCTACAGGACTTATCTTTGCAATGCGCTCTACCTACGCAACTCCATTAGGTACAGAAGCATTCTACAACGAAGCTAACACAGGGTTCTCTGGTCTAGGTACCGCTCAAACTGCGTTGACAGTTGGTAATCAAACTGCTAACACATTCGTTGCAAACGGTGCAGGCGTTGCCGGTATGTCTACTGCTCTTGCAGAAGCATTGGGTGATGGTTCTAACACCTTTCAAGAAATGGCATTCTCTATTGAGAAAGTTACTGTTACTGCAAAGACTCGTGCTTTGAAGGCAGAATACTCAATCGAATTGGCACAAGACTTGAAGGCAGTTCATGGTCTAGATGCAGAAACAGAATTAGCAAACATCTTGTCTGCTGAAATTCTTGCAGAAATTAACCGTGAAATTGTTCGCACAATCTACTCTGTTGCTAAGACTGGTGCTCAAGTAGGTACAACTACTGCCGGTACATTCGACTTAGACACAGATTCTAACGGTCGTTGGATGGTAGAAAAAGTTAAAGGCTTGGCATTCCAAATCGAAAGAGAAGCCAATACGATTGCTAAAACAACTCGTAGAGGTAAAGGTAACATCATCATCGTTTCTTCAGATGTTGCATCTGCATTTGCGATGGCTGGTTTGCTTGACTACAACTCCGCTTTACAATCACAAGTTAACTTAACAGTTGACGATACTGGCAATACATTTGCTGGTACAATGTTTGGTCGCATCAAAGTGTACATTGATCCATTTGCAACTACAAGCGGAACTTCTGAGTTTGCAGTTGTTGGTTACAAAGGCACTAATGCATATGACGCTGGTATTTTCTACTGCCCATATGTTCCTTTGCAAATGGTTCGTGCAGTTGACACTGGCACATTCCAACCAAAGATTGGTTTTAAAACTCGCTACGGTATTGTTGCAAACCCATTCGCAGAAGGCACTTCAAAGGGTGCTGGTGCGTTGACCGGTTTGTCTAACAACTACTATAGAGCTTTTAAAATATCCAACATAATGTAATAATAGTAGTAAAATCAATAACTTACATTTTTTATAATAATAAGTAAGTTATCCTAAAAGAGGCCTCCTTAAAAAGAGGTCTCTTTTTTTTGGTGCATAAATACACATATGACAGCTACTAATAGAACCCCAAACAATCCAAACTTTCTACAACCGAATAAGTTTATTATTAACTTTGCTCGGGCACCTAGTATACAACACTTCTGCCAGTCAGTAAGTGTTCCTGGAATCTCATTGTCTGAAATTCCACAAAATACACCATTCGTTGATGTGTATGTTCCAGGTGAGAAAGCAATTTATGATTTACTTAATATTACCTTTTTAATTGATGAAGAATTAAAAGGTTGGATAGAGATTCACGATTGGATTCGTGCAATGACTTTTCCCAAGGAATTTACCGAGTATCAAAATCTTGGTAACCTTAACAGACAAGCATCTGCAATTTTAGCAGCAACAAGAAAACCACAATACTCTGATGCTTCAATTACAATATTGTCTTCAGCAAATAAGCCCTACTATAGATACAAATTATATGATTGCTTTCCAACAACATTATCCACCTACATTATGGGTGCGAATGATTCACCTGATACAGCAATGAGTGCCGATGCCACTTTTAGGTACAGTTACTACGATATAGAAAAATTGTTCTAAAAGGCTTGACAACTATTCCTTTTTAGTGTATCCTCCAATCAATAAAGGAGGAATTTTACCATGAAACAACTTGACGAGCTACTTGAGATGTGGCGTGCCGATTCTGAAATAGACAGAACAGAACCAGGCAAAGAGCTAATCAACATTCCCAAACTACACAGCAAATATTTGAATATACTTTCAAGGCATCGGCTATTGTCTAAAGAATCTGAGTTCAAGTATAACAAAATGAAGAGATTGAAATGGGAATACTATACAGGTAAATTGGATGATGACCAATTAAAACAGTATAATTGGGAACCATTTCCATATGTGTTAAAATCTGAGCTCACTACATACTTAGAGAGTGATGATGATATCAATAAACATCTTGCAAACAAAATGATGCATGATGAAATTGTTGATGTGTGTCAAAGTATATTAAAAGAATTACACAGCAGAACTTTTCAGTTATACTCTCT